AATGGAGTCACAAGCCCAGATCCAGACTACCAAGAAAATTTATAAATACAATAGGTGTGGTAAGATTAGACAGACAATAGCTGGTTTTTCTTTGCATTTTATGTTTTTAGATAACTGTACTGTTTTGTGCAATAGGCACTTCTTTACTTGCCATGGAGGTATTACGGAGGGGGCGCCAATTGAACTATATTGGAAGTCCCCAGATGGAGTGATGAAGTACACTTTCAACTATGAGAAGAAGAGAGCACACCCAGTCCCTGACGCTGATGTTGCTGTTTATGTGCTACCCCAAGCACTATCCGGCATAAAATCAAACTGGAATTTGGTAGCCTCTGAGAAGGAGTTGATGGGAGTATATCCAGACATTGGAATCTTGATTACTCATGATGAAGAGATGGATTACTTTCCACAGAAGTTGTCAAGGGTTGTGAGGAGGTTGTCTGGCAAGACACTGAACACTTACATTAATATGGATGGCACAGCTAACACTGTAAATAGTACTACAATTTACTTAGATGGTTTTGGTTATTCTTCAGCTACTTCTGGTGGATACTGTGGTTCCCTGCTAATGCTGCCTAACGCAGGTGGCAAGATTTTTGGGATCCACAGCGCGTGTGTTAAGAACGGACCAGACGCAGGAGATGGTATTGCCTCATATGTCAGCCAAGAGATGCTAAGAGCAGCTCTGGCAAGTACAGAGGACATTATGCCGCCCCTGCGCTCATTTGAGAGTCTGCCTGCCCCAGTTTTTGAGGAGCGTGATGCTGCAGTCTCAGTGATTTTGAGCATGGAAGGAGGATTCTGGGCCCCTATGATTGATGTGACATCTTATGGTTTGCCTGTCGTCAATGTGGTTGACCCACGTGAAGCTACTACTGGTTCTATGTTTACTTCCTACAAACCTTCACCTTTGAACAGGTTTTTCCCAAATGAACCCTTTAGAGTGCCAGCCATACTGAGGCCTGAGGACCCACGTAGTCCTTATTTCTATGACCCAAGGCCAGACATCCTAGGGAAGTATAACAAAGTCGTTAAGCCACTGCCTGCGGATAAGTTGCGAATGACAGTCGATCACTTGACTGTTCAATTTTCGCACTTGTATCACCCGTATAGGCCAACGGAGATGCTTACGCTCGAGCAAGCCATTAATGGTGAGCCAAAAGCACCTTACTTTGACGCTATCAACTTTCACACTTCACCTGGATTACCCTACTCGCAGATGGGCTTCCACAAGAAGGCTAGCCTGTTCGTGGAAGATGGAGAGTACTCTACTAGTATGCCACGGAGAGTTTTAACCAATGACTTGTGCGCAACACGTTACGATGTGATTGTGAACGCTGCACGACAAGGTTATATGGTCGATGATGTGGTTTTCCAAGAGTTCATGAAGGATGAGTTACTGAAGAGAGCTAAAGTGTTCGAGAAGCCTGCCACAAGGGGAATTGCGAACCCACCCATTGATCTGCTACTTGCAGAGAGGGCGGCGTTCCTCCCCTTCATTGCGCTGCTGCAATACAACCGCCATGAGATTGACTGCCAGGTGGGAATCAACCCAATGTCTGGTACGGAATGGACAGAGATGATACATAGGTTGAAATCCAACTCCGACTTAGTGTTCGATGCAGATTATACTGCATTTGACTCAACTATCCACCCAACAGTTCTGGATGCTTTCGCTGACATTGCTAATGGGACCATGGGTGGTGATTTTTACACGCAGTTGGCAAGGAAGACACTTATGAGGTATGTTTATGACAGAGTCTCACAGGTTACTAATGTGCAGGTAAAGATTGACCAGGGTATGGCATCAGGGATGCCAATGACTGCTGTTGGAAACAGCCTGGTTAACATGATTTACTTGCGCGTCGCGTGGTTGATGCTTGCTGAGAAGTATGCTCCCGATTTCGCAGACCTGCAGGCATATGACAAGCATGTTAAGGCTATAGTGTATGGAGATGACAATGTGGTTACTGTTAAAGCACAGGTTGCTAGCTGGTATAACTTGCGAGCAATCGCCTTGTGCTTAGAGCCTTTTGGAATTCTGATGACTGATGGACAGAAGAACCCCCGCTCACAAACTAAGCCTTTCAGCACCTGGGATGAGATTCGTTTTCTCAAGCGTGCTTTCAAGTTTGATGAGGCGACAAGGATGTACATGGCCCCTCTGGAGAAGAAGACTTTGATTGATAGAGTTAGGTACGTTAAGGCTAAGGCTTGGATGCCTGACCTTGAGATGAGAGTCCAAATGACCTTGGAAGACTGTATGTTCCATGGTAGAGAGTACTTCGAGGCCTTTAAGTTCTTTGTCAACAGTTGCATGTATGAAATGCAGCTCCCCTGCTTCACTGTTTCCTACGAGAGAGAGAGAGCAAAGTGGGAGATTGCGTCATGCCTACTAGACATGCAGGCGCCAAATGAGGTTTACTACGCTCGCGACGATAACGCAGGTGGAGTAGAAGTCTTTTATGCGCTAGACACCACCCAACCAACGAGGGTGAACAATCGTTGGGTCCTACCGCTCGCGGGACCTAGACCAGCTACTGGTAATGAGAGCACGACCCTTGGGCACTGGCATGCGCCACGTTCTTCACTGACAACTCCACCACCGATTACTTCTACAGGTGGTGTGACATTGCAGCAGCTACAGAATGAACTAGACCAGCGCTCAGGAGTCACC